ATTCTTTGATAATGTTGGAGATAAACTTGAAATTTATATTAAACATCCAAAATATGATCCCCGTCCATTATCAATGGGGTCGGGAGCAGAGAAGACAATTGCGTCAATGGCTATTCGATTGGGCTTGATTTCTGTGACAAATTTACCAAAAAGCGAACTATTTATTCTCGACGAACCAGCAACAGCATTGGACGAAGAACATATGGAAGGGTTTATCCGTCTCCTCCAAATGATCAAAGGTCAATTCAAAACGGTTCTACTTATTTCCCATCTCGAATCCCTCAAAGACATCGTTGATATGACAATTGATATTCAAAAAATAGATGGCTATGCAAAGGTTAAAATCTAATGGAAGAAGAAAAAAAAGTAATGATTCAAAATGAATTATATATTAAAAATAAAGAAAAAGGAATCCTTGATTCCATCCAAGAAAAGGTTGCAAGTCGAAAGTTGCTTGTGTTTCTCACAGCAACCGCCTTGATGCTTTGGGCCCACTTGGATCCAGATATCTGGGGCATGATTGCCGTATGCTATATCGGCGGTCAATCCGCAATCGATTTCGCAAAATCATGGAAATGGGGAGGATAATAAAATGAAAATCTCAAAGCAACAATTAAAACAAATTATCAAAGAAGAACTTCAATCTGTTTTGGAGGGAGAGATGTCCGATGCCGATAGAATTTTGCAACGCATGCGGGATGAACCACAAGACGAATTTCATTCTTCAACATCCGAACCTGATGGGTTTTATCCGGATATGGGAAGAAAAATGGAAAGATTGAAAAAACATTACGCAATTGTTAATGGAGAAAGAGTTGAGCTTAATGAAATCTTTTTTCAAGCAAAAAGATTTCTAGGAGGTACCCCAGAAGGTATGAAAGAAAAACTACAACAGAACTCTTCCTCGTTCAATGATCTCCCAGAGTGGCTTCAGAATATGATCGTTAAATATGTTAACAAAAATTATTCCGAGACTTATTAAATGAAACTCGCGTGGGCTAAAATAAAACTATGGTGCTTTCATAACTGGAGAATTTTGGTTATTGTAGGTGCCATAGTTTTAGCCTATGTTCTTGGCGGTAAAAAAGTTAAAGCACTCCAAACTCAATTACAAATGGCTCGGGAACTTTATAAGAAAGAGATCGATGCGATTGAAAGCGCAGCCAAGAACAAGGGCGAACTCCAAATGACTTCCAATTTGAAATATAAGCGAGCATTGGAGATTGCGAACAAAACCGCGATGGAGTCTAGCGACCACATAGAATTAGCAAAAGCAGTGAGAGTGCGAAGGCTTGTCGAAGTCAACAAAGACAATCCAGAAGAGATTGATCGCATCCTCGCCGATGAATTTGGAATCCTTGTTATGGACCCAAAGGAGAAGTAATGCTACTATTTTTGCTTTCTACAGCGTTAGCGGAGCCTTTGATGGTTCACCTTGAAGAAGGCGACGTAGCACCCTTTGACGGCCGCCTAATGAACGATGAGGCGGTGGCCAACATTATTGCTGGTCGTGAGATGTCGATGGAACAATGCGAGATCCAAAAATCATTAGCAGTTGCTACAACAAAAGCGGAACTACAACTGGAATTAGACTATTTAAAAGCAGAGCTGGAAACAGAAACCGCAAAAAATACAACTCTATTGGAGATTCGAGACCAAGAGATCTCGTCGCTCCGAAAAGAAATGAAGCCAAACAAAACCATGTGGGCTTTCTTCGGAGGCTTTTTGCTTGCGACAGGAACATCACTGGGGACATATTACGCTGTGAGGGAAATCGATGCGAATAACTAAAGAAATTTTTAAGAGGTACTAGTGAAAGAAAAAGATCCAAACTACGCCGTTAAAGTAGAGCAAGCAATTGCAAAGAAATACGGCGAAGAAACTGTTGTGAATCCCAAAACTGGTTGGGATGATGATAAAGAAAAAGATTATCTAAACCAATTAAAGGATACCTTTGCACCAGATGTAGACACAGAGGATCTTGACAAAGAAGAGATTTTTGGCGTTTTTATCCCCTCAAAACTACTTAAAGAAGAATCTAAGCGGTCCTGTCCTGTATGTGAAAATTATTCATTTAAATCTAATGATGATGTATATATGTTAAAGTTTGATTGTTGTTTTAAGTGTTATATACGGTGGGTCGAAGGGAGAGAAGTTAGATGGAAAAATGGCTGGAGACCTAAGAAATGAGTTCAAAAACATTAGAAATTATCCAAGGATTAGCGCAAGCGGCTGCTTGCTCATACGATGGATCACATGATGAGAGATATTCTCACAACGGCGAAGCATATAAAGTGGGATTACAAAGAGAAGAAGGGCACCCAATCTTAGATAGTAGGGTTGTAGATGGGTTTTCTGTTAAGTTTTATGCTGATTCTGTTTGCATTAATTATCAAAGCGATGTTCGACTACAAGACGTAAAAGACAAAGACTATGAACAGGAAGTCGAAAGAATGTTAAATGAGATTAAGAAATTCCTCCAAAGAGAATATAAGGCAATTACCGGAAACGGTGTTACGTTATCCAAAAAAGGAGAACCAAAAATTTTAGTACAATCCACATCAAGAGTCAGAACATTTGTGCAAGCGTATCAACACTATACCATTTCAGGTATAAAAGATATGGACACAATCAGGGAACCCTCGCGAGAATCTGAAAACGATGTTGTTAAAAAGTTTTTAGCTCAACACTCAACCAAGCGTCCACAAAACGAAAAAATTAAAAAAGGAGCGAATAACAAATGAAACTTACAAACGAACAATTAAAACAAATTATCCGAGAAGAACTTAAGGATGTTATGAACGAAACGAAACCACAACGTAAGGCTCCTCCAAAAAAGAAAAAGTAGAGGCTAAATGGCTTTTAAACTCTCAAAGCAAGAAATTGTTAAGGAGATTGTGAAATGCGGAAAGGATCCACAATTCTTCATTGATAACTATTGCATGATTTCGCATCCGCTTAGGGGACTCATTCCTTTTAAAACCTTCGATTATCAGAAAGACCTGCTCAAGGACTTCAACGATTATCGATTCAATATTATACTAAAAGCCAGACAACTTGGTATCTCCACAATCTCAGCGGGATACATTGTCTGGTTTATGCTTTTTCACCGAGACAAGAACATCCTTGTTATTGCGACCAAATTTGGAACCGCAGCAAACCTCGTTAAGAAAGTAAAAGCAATTATGAAGCATCTTCCGGATTGGATTAAGATCTCAAAGATCATCACGGATAATAAAACTTCATTCGAATTATCAAACGGCTCTCAGATTAAGGCTGGTACCACTTCCGGAGACGCCGGTCGTTCGGAAGCGTTATCGTTGCTCGTTATAGACGAGGCAGCACACGTAGAAGGCCTTGATGACTTGTGGACCGGTCTTTACCCTACTCTATCAACAGGAGGGCGCTGTATAGCCTTGTCGACCCCTAATGGTGTAGGAAATTGGTTCCATAAGACATATGTCAATTCTGAAGCTGAAGAGAATGATTTTCACCCGATTAATTTACCATGGGATGTTCACCCTGAGAGAGACCAGTCATGGTTTGTAAAAGAAACCAAGAATATGTCTCGTAGACAAATCGCTCAAGAACTAGAGTGTAACTTCAATACGTCCGGTGACACGATTATTCATCCGGATGATATGCAATGTTTGTTTGAAAATATCAGAGATCCGATTTATAGAACAGGATATGATAGGAACTTTTGGATTTGGGAAAAATTTATTGAAGGAGCATCGTATCTTTTAGTTGCGGATGTTGCCCGGGGCGATGGAGCGGATTATTCAGTGTTTCACATCATCCGCCTAGATACCATGGAGATTGTCGCGGAATATCAGGGCAAGCCAAACTTAGATTTATATTCAAACATTTTATATGAATCAGGTAAAGAATACGGGTTTTGCCTTTTGGTCGTTGAGAATAATGGAATTGGAATATCTGTGCTAGAAAAATTAAGTACTCTAGGGTATCCTAAAATATATTATTCAATAAAGTCAACGCACGAATTTATTGAATCATCTTTGGCAGAAAATAATGACAGGGCAGTCTTAGGTTTTACCACAAGTACCAAAACGAGGCCGTTAATTGTGGCCAAACTAGAAGAGTACGTTCGTAACAAACTAATTAAAATAAATTCTAATAGAATTTTTCATGAATTTAAAACATTTATATGGTATAATGGTAAACCACAAGCAATGCGTTCTTATAATGATGACCTTGTTATGTCTTTGGCAATCGCCTGCTGGGTGAGAGACACTGCCTTGCAAGAAAATCAAAGAGAAGTAGAATATAAAAAAGCAATGTTGGGAGGAATAATGAAGTCAACCCAAACTTTTGAAACAAGAATTAAAGGACAAAAAGGCTACAAGGAAACATTCGATCAAAAACACGAAGAACAGATAAAGAATAAAAAAGATTTTTTATGGATTTACAAAGGATAAAAGATGTCTAAACGAAATAAAAACGAAAGAAACCCAAATAATAGTGCAAACCCTCTCTATAAAGCATTAACCAAAATTTTCTCTGGTCCGATAGTCCAGAGAAGGACACAAACTGGTAGGCAATTAAGAAGGCGAGAGCTTGACAAATATTCCGCGAGATTCAAATCCGCCTCAGGACTGCAGTTTAAAAAATCGGAATACAACCCAATGAACACAATGGCGTTGAATATGATTCAAAACAGAAACCGTTCAGAGCGATATGTGGATTTTGATCAAATGGAATACACGCCCGAGATTGCATCGACTTTAGATATATACGCCGATGAGATGACAACTCACTCGAGTCTGACTCCAATGTTAAACATTAAGTGCTCAAATGAAGAAATTAAATTCATTCTACACTCTTTGTATTATGATATCTTAAACGTTAATTCTAATTTGTTTGGTTGGGCTAGAACAATGTGTAAATATGGAGATTTCTTTCTATTTTTAGACATTGACGAGCATATGGGAATAAGAAATTGCATTGGTCTACCACCACAAGAAGTTGAAAGATTAGAAGGGCAAGATGAAAGTAACCCAAACTACGTCCAATTCCAGTGGAATTCCGGAGGATTGACCTTTGAAAATTGGCAAATAGCTCACTTTAGAGTTCTAGGGAACGATAAATATGCACCATATGGAACATCTGCTCTGGAACCAGCTCGTAGGATCTGGAGACAACTGACTCTTTTAGAAGATGCCATGATGGCATACCGAATAATCAGAGCGACGGATCGCAGGATTTTTAAAATTGATGTTGGCGGGATTGCACCACAAGATGTAGAGCAATACATGCAAAAAATCATGACTCAAATGAAAAGACACCAAGTTGTAAACCCAGAAACCGGTCGTGTAGATTTACGCTATAACCCCCTTTCCATTGAAGAGGATTACTTTATACCAATTAAAGGAGGGCAGTCCTCAACAGATATTGTTAATCTAGCTGGCGGGAATTTCACATCTCAAATTGATGATGTAAAATATTTACGTGACAAGTTGTTCTCTGCTTTAAAAGTACCTCAATCATACTTGACAATGGGAGAGGGAGCAACAGAGGACAAAACCACCTTGGCTCAAAAAGACATTCGTTTTGCGAGAACCATTCAAAGATTACAAAGAGTAGTTGTTTCGGAATTGGAAAAAGTTGGAATCATACATTTATTCACACTTGGGTTTAGAGGAGATGACCTCTTGAGTTTTGATTTGTCCCTAAACAACCCTTCTAAAATAGCAGAAATGCAAGAACTGGAACATTGGAAAACCAAGTTTGATATTGCTGGCGCAGCCACCGAAGGGTACTTCTCAAAACGATGGGTCGCTGAGCACTTACTGGGTCTCTCACAAGAAGAATACATAAGAATGGAACGTGAAATGTTCTATGATAGAAAATTAGCATCAACACTCGAGCAAGTTGGACAACCTCCGGAAGGAAGCGATGGTCTTGGTGGTGACTTAGATCTTGGTGGTGAGGGGGATGACTTAGATCTTGGTGGTGAGGGGGATGACTTAGATCTTGGTGACACTGAAACTGGTGGAGAAGATGAAGTTCTTTTGGCTGAACCTCCCGGTAAAAGAGACGACAATTCTCGTCCTAAAAAAAGAGGCCCCTATAAAAGGCACCAAAGTACCTATAGAAAAGGCGGTAGAAAAAAACAAATGAACAACATGGCATCCGGAGAGATAGGCACATTAAGAAAGACGTTTCCCGGGAAAGTTGGTTTTGGCGGACTAGATTCTTTATCTCGAGGAATGATGCAAGAACAAAAATCAGATTTTTTAGAAGAGAAAAAACTATTTAATACCGACTTTGAAATTAAAAGTCTAATAGAATCATTAAAAAAGGCAGATCAAGATGAAACACAATAAGAAAAGAAATACCGCTTTTCTTTACGAATGTTTGATAAAAGAGTTAACTAAAGCAATCGTTCAAGAAAACAAGCATAAGCAAATAAAAATAAAGACTATCATTAAAGAATACTTCCATAATGATAGTCTATTAAAAAAAGAATTAATATTATATAATTCTCTTTTAGAATCCGACAAACTTGAGACATCGTTCTCCCGCAGATTATTAGAAGAGACAAAGAAAGATTTTTATTCTTTAAGCAGGAAATCTATTTTTAATTCCCAAACCAGTCTTATAAATAAAATGAACAAAGAGCTTGGCAACAATGTTTTTTCTAATTTTATTCCAAATTATAAGAATTTGGCTTCAATCGGGCTATATTTTCAAAACGAAAAATTAGCTGCTAAGAAAAGAATAATGTTGGAAAACAACTTGGTCAAGTTTTTAAGCAGGGATAAACAAGCTCTCACAGAAATGAGGCATCTGGATAGCTTAGAATACAAAACCTTTGTCAAAAAATTTAACAACGCCTATGACAGAACCTTAAGAAAAGAACAGAAGGATTTATTAACAAATTATATTGTCTCTTTTGCAGACAATGGCGTTGGATTGAAGAGTTTTTTAAATGAAGAAATTGGACGCCTTAAGAACGCCGTCAAGCAGCAGATCACAGAGGCCCATCATACCCCCAATAAGCAAAATTTTAAAAAAGTCAAGGATAAGCTTGACAACTACTCAAAGCGGCCTATAAATCATCAAATGATTGAAGAGGTTTTCTATATTCAGGACTTGATGGCGGAGGTTTCCAAAAATGAACGTAAAGATTAATTCTACAGATGACAATCAACCGGTCCCAGAGGAGGATTCTTTAAAAATAAAAATTACCCCTTCTGAAAAACAAACGAACGTTGACATAATAGAAGAAACGGAAATTAATTTTAATTTAAAATTAAGAAGCACAATGAATGGTGATCTGATAATCTTGGATCATTCTGACATTGATATTGTGATACAACAAAAAAACAAAAAAGTTGTAACCTTTGCAAAAGACGCTATGTCCGATGCTGTCTATGGAGCCGAATCTAGGCTACTAGAATATTTAAGGAGCCAAGGTATAATCAAATATGATTCGATTCAAGGCGGCAACATTTACGGATCGCTGGAAGGTACTCTCTTAGAAACGGTAGGTCCGGATCCAATAAAATCAACATTATTAAATATTCACGAATGGATGAAAACAGAGCAACCTTATATAAAAGGGACAGCAGCATATGAAAAAATGGAAGATGATGCCCTTGTAGATCCAGATAATGAATATTCAACAGGCCTAGGCGAAGTCCCTCAAGAGGAAGAGAAAGGGTCTATTAGTACAAGAACAATCTTCGCGCCGTACTTATATGGAAGATTTGTATATTAATAAGAAATTTGGAGTTTTAATGAATTTGGTCACCTTTGTTCTTGCCTCTTATGGCATGACATTCATAATCGTTTATGGGAAGATCTTCGAGGACATCAGACCAGAAAAAGATTATTCTAAAAAATGGAACACTCTTTTTCATTGTCCATTGTGTATGGGTTTCTGGTGTTCTATGTTTTTGTTTTGCTTAAACGACTATACAGAACTATTTACATTTGAATATTCCCTAGGGAATGCGTTCTGTCTCTCTTGTTTGGGAGCCGGGACAACCTATTTGCTCTCCATGATCATTAATGATGATGGACTAAGAGTATCATCAAGATCAGGAGGTGATTATGTTGATGATTAAACGATGGATGCTTCAACCAGTCCGTCGCTGCTGCAGCGGGTCCTGAAGCGCGCCGGTAGCGCCGGTGGTTAATTTAATTGAGGAAATAATGTCTAAAACTTTATTGCGAGAATTCTATGCTTTATGCGAGGGGGGTGTTTGTTTGGATCTCCTGAACGAAGAAGAACAAAAATTTATGAAAGATGGAGGCTTGATTTTATCAGGTCGCTTACAAACTGCTAATAAAAAAAATGGTAATGGCCGTATTTATCCACATGAAGTTCTTAAAAGAGAAATAAACAATTACATGAATGTTGTCAAGGATAATCGTGCTTGTGGTGAACTTGACCACCCAGACGATTCAGTTGTGAACCTTAAAAACGTTTCTCACATTATAACTGATATCTGGTGGGAAGGAAAAGATGTTATGGGGAAAATCAAAGTTCTTGATACGCCTTCTGGTAGAATCTTGAAAGATTTAGTTAATGCCGGTGTAAAATTAGGGATTTCTTCAAGGGGTCTAGGGTCGGTTAAAGAAGGTATTGGTGGTACTGTTACTGTTGAAAGTGATTTTCAATTGATATGTTTTGATATGGTTGCCGAACCATCAACTCCCAATGCCTATGTTTACCCAAATTCAAAGAAGAGTTTTCACACTCGCATACAAGAAGCAAAGGAAAACAGTATTGACAATCTATTTAAAAAGATTCTAGGGGATTAAATGAATAAGAATGAATTAAAAAAAGTTCTAAAACCATTAATAAAGGAATGCATTAAAGAAGTTGTTTTTGAAGAAGGAACATTATCTACAATAATCTCAGAAGTTGTTAGAGGAACCTCAGCACAAAATCTTGTTGCCGAGACCAAAAGACAACCTGATGTTTTGCAAATTGAAAAACAAGTGTCTGAAATAAAAAACAAGAAACTTTTAGAACAAAGAAGAAAAATGCTTGACGCAATAGGAAGAGATGCATATAACGGAGTAGATTTGTTTGAAGGAACAGTTCCTGCTTCAACCTCAAGAGGTGGTACATCCATGCCACAAGGTTCAAAGCCGCTTGATGGAATTGCGCCAAGTGATCCGGGTGTTGATATCTCTGCTTTTGGAACGAGTACAAACATTTGGAAAAAACTAGCAGGAAATTAAATGGCAGTAAATCATATTGACAGACCTCGGAAGAATGAGGACCAAAATCGTTTTATAAAAAGGTTTATTAAAAAATGTAAAAAACTGGGCATAATTGATGAAGTGAAAGACAGGCGACATTTCAAGAAGCCATCAGTAAAGAAACGCTTAGCGAAAAAAAGAGCAATAGCAAGAAATAAAAAGGCTCTTAGCAAAAGACAGAGAAGCAATAATTAAATACATAGACTAGTTATAAATAGGAGTTTTTGAAGTATGTCTTCTAATGTTTATTCGGTAGGTTTAAGAAACGCAGGGTCATATCAGGTATCCGGGCAGCCTTATTTAAGCGGTGCTGTTTCATCTGACGTTGTTGGTTCTGTTTTATCTTCTTCATTTAGTTTTCCTTATGTTACAAAGACATTAAGAGTTACGAATGAAGATTCTGTTAACAATTTGATTGTGAGTTTTTCTCCTTTTTTAGAATCGCAAAAGGCAACATATAACTATAGTAACTCTGCTTCTGGTTCTGGTAATTGGCTATATCTTTCGGCCTCTACATCAATAGAAATGGATGTCAAGTGCAAGCAAATATTTATCGCGCCTGCACAGGCGACGGAAGTCTCGTGTTCGGTATATGCTGAGCTGACAAATATTCCTACCAATAGGCTTTATTCATATGACGGACTTGAAGGTATTTCATCAGTCAGCGCACAACCAGCCCAGAATAGTATTTATGGTGTGGGGATTAATAATGTAGGTTCATTCTTGGTCTCTGGACAGCCCTATATAACTGGTTCTTATATCGGGTCAACAGAAAACAAAATTTCTTCTGGTGACGAAACATCTGTTAGTTTCCCATACGTAGTAAAATCTTTCTCCGTCTGGAATTACTCCTCAGATCCCCTTAGTAAATTAAGGATCACGTTTGCAAATACCGGATCTATAGAAAATTATCCCGCCTGTTATATAGAACTGGGTCAAAACGAAACAACAACTCTTAATGTAAAATGTAAAGAGGTCTATCTATCCGCAGTTTCTGGAGATGTCTTGTGGAAGATTTATGGCAGTCAAACTGGTATACCAAGACAAAGAATGTATGAACTTACTGGCTCCGGAATTACGCACTAATAAGGAGTTTTTAAATGTCGTCTAATGTTTATAGTACTGGTTTGAGAAACGTTGGCTCTTATGTCACTTCGGGTCGCCCTTTTATTACTCGTCAGTCTGTTAACACTGGGGATGAAATAAAAGTTGAATTCCCATTTGTGACAAAAAACATAATTATACGCATCCCCAGTGCACCAAACACAGCAGTTCAAACAGGTGGCGGCGGAAGGTTTTTAACGCATGACGTGAGCGACGGTCAGCCAACTCCCGGAGTTTTTGATCTTGGATCGGTAAGTGTTCCCGGTGGAAAAACCGGAGGAGATTTTACTTTTTCTTTTTATTACAAAGAAACAGAAAACTGGGTCAATAATCAAAGAACATTTTCTGTTACTTCGGGCAACGTCATGGTACAAAATTTCAGAATGAGAGGGTCCGCTGGTAATTATCAATATACAGCTGCCGGCTCTAGTTTTCCTCAACCAAATGGCTCTGGTGAGTGGTTTTCTGTGACCGTGACGCAACTAACTGGTAGCACTCACATATATTTTGATGATACCCTTAAAGTTTCCACAGGCTCTGATCATGATTGGTTTGATGACTTTCAGTTTCCTCCAAACGGAACAGCAATCGGCGGTGGTTTCGATGAAATTACAGTTTGGGATACTGGATTTACCAGTACTGAAGTCTCTGAGCTCTATAATTCCGGGGAATGGAGAGACCCCAATTTGCATTCAAAGTCAGGGAACCTTATAACTTGGCACACATTTGACCAAGCGAATGATGGAGTTGACACAGGTGGTATTGTTGAGGATATGGCCAACAATACAGAAGAATCTATGTATTTGTTTTCCACCGGAGACAATTCTTTAATACAAGGCCCATTCACTTCTCAGACAACAGGCATGCTTCGTATTCATATGTTAAGTACCGGATCAGCCAGTGGAGCAAACATAATAGCTAACAAACACTACCAAGAACTTCAAGGTTATGGAACATCCATCGACCTTCCGATGAAAACAAAAGAGATTTATTTATCAGGTGTGGGAGCACAAGTTAACTTTGAGATAATAGCAGAATTAACAAATGTTCCTACTAATAGTATGTATAAATTATCGGGCTCAGGAATCGATGAATAATGTCAGAATTTGGGTGGCTTTATGTATACGGGAACAAAGTGGGCGGACCGTCTGGCTCCCTGCAGGCTGCAGACAACGGAAACTTAACTGGTAGTCGTAAATTAGTATATAATGACACTTCTGATACTTTAATCCTAACTGGTTCTCTTAACGTTTCTGGTGCTATTAACGCAAATGAGTTTAACATTAATGTCACCAATAAAAATGTCATTAATTTATCTGCAACAGGCTCAACTAAGTTTGGAGATAGCGTAGATGATATTCACATCTTCACTGGAAGTATTGGTTTATCTTCTTCAGTCAATCCACTTAAGATTTATGGGCTCCAATCAGGCTCCGGTATTCCCGGGGATTCTTTTTTGGCAATCGATTCAAACAATAATTTAGTCTTGACTTCTTCCGGTGGTGGCTCCAGTGGTGGATTAATAGACGAATACACAAGCCCCGGCAACAATAGGATCGTAACTAGTATAGATTCCTCTGGTATTAATGCTGAGGCAAACCTTTCTTTTGATGGTAATCTCTTGAGTGTTACTGGTTCTTTATCGTCATCAATTGGTATCTCCTCCTCAGTCGGGCAATTTACTCACCTCACCGGTGCGGCGATCAGTGGGACAACAGTGGATGCTGCAACTGTCAATGCAACATCACTTGGTGGATCACTGACAACCGCAGCGCAAGCTGCCGTTACATCCTTGGGCACCCTTACGTCATTAAATGTCAGCGGGGACCTTTCTGCGTCTGCTTTATTTATATCAAGTTCGAATGAAAAAGTTGGTATAGGAACTAATAGTCCGGAGAAAAAACTAGAAATTTATGATAAGAGTGATCAACTAAGACTAACTTATTCAAAATTTATTCCCTTCTTAGAATCAAACATACATACAGATTTAAATACAAATAGTGATGGATACCTTATACTTTCTTCATCGGGCCAAAGAGTCGGTATAGGAACAAATACTCCAACAAGAATGCTAGATGTCAACGGCGATATGAGAGTTGCAGGAAATTTAGAAATAACAGGAACCCTAAGTGCCAAAGTTACCGACTTTGTGGTGTCTGCTGATAATATTACCTTTGGAGATAGCGCAACAGACACTTTAACATTTAATGCAGCGACAGCATCTATTCCAAACAATTTGAACTTTGCAGCGAATTTGTTGTCTCTAGACAATACAAGCAGTAAAATTGGAATAGGAGTTCAGTATCCGGATAACAAATTAGAGATTTTAGATACCTCTGCTCAACTTAAACTTTCTTACGATCAATCAAATGCCGCCACATTTAGTGTAAACTCAACTGGTGATCTCGAGATTATTCCAACAGGAAATGCCATTACTGCTTCTGCTGATTTCTTTGCAACAGGCAGTGTTGTGTTGGGCGGAGATTCATCCAAAACGATTACTTGTCTAGGTATTTTAACGGCTTCGGCAGGTTTTTCTTCTTCAGTTGGCTATTTTTCCGATATTACAGCCTCTACCGGCAACTTTAGTAGCCTACAGATAGGAACATCTACAGTTACCATTACTCCCACAACTATTTCAGGAGCAGCGACAATTTCTTCTGATAATTATGTTGGCGTACTTTCTACCGCTACACAACCAAATATACAGTCCGTTGGGACTTTAACCAGTCTTTCGGTGTCAGGGGACTTAACAATTGACTCCGACGTTTTGAAAGTAAATTCCACATCTAATAAAGTTGGAATAGGGCGGGTTGATCCTGTTAGAAAACTAGACATATTAACAACCGAGCCACAGCTTCGATTAACATACTCTAGGTATGTTGAGATCGGGGACCAAAACAGACATTCGGATTTGTATACAACAAGCGATGGATATCTTATTTTGAGCGCCTCTTCCCAGAGGGTAGGTATAGGAACAGATGCTCCAACTAGAATGCTTGATGTGAATGGGCATATGAGGGTCTCTGGTAATCTCGAGATTACAGGATCATTACATGCTAATGTAAGTGAATTTATTGTGAATGCTGATAATATTACTTTTGGTCAAGATGCAGAGGACACTTTGATTTTTAATGCTGCCTCTGGGACCATTATTAATGGTCTTAACTGGGACAACGACACTTTTGTGATGGACTCTGATCAAAATCGAATCGGCATTGGTCTGCCATTTCCAGCGGCCAAGTTACATGTCTCTTCATCAAGCCAGACGCTTTTAAGATTAAACGATGTACAGTTCACCGTAACACCTGTTGGTGATTTAACCATAAACCCATCTGGTAATTATTTAACAGCTTCTTCTAATGTTCGCATTTCAGGCTCTAGTTTCCTAGGAACACTCCCAACCCAGCACACAATTGTTTCTGGGGAATTAACTGCATCAATTGCCGTTTCGTCATCGTTAGGTAGATTCACGGAACTTACTGCTTCAACAATAACAGATGGAACAGCAACTATGACTGACGGAAACATTACAA